GCATAGCACTAAACAAGCTACCCCCAAATACACCAGCAACTCCCAACATATGGAAAGGATGCATGAGGATATTGTGTTCAGCTTGGAAAACAAGCATGTAGTTAAACGTACCAGAAATACCAAGAGGCATTGCATCAGAGAATGAACCCTGACCAAAAGGATAAACAAGGAAGACAGCCGTTGCGGCGGCGACAGGAGCGGAGTAAGCAACAAAGATCCAGGGCCTCATTCCTAGTCGATAGCTAAGTTCCCACTCTCGTCCCATGTAAGCATAGACGCCAATGAGGAAGTGGAACACTGTGAGCTGGAATGGACCCCCGTTGTAGAGCCATTCATCAAGTGAACTAGCTTCCCAAATTGGGTAGAAGTGTAGTCCGATGGCATTGCTGCTCGGAACGACGGCTCCCGATATGATGTTGTTTCCATAAAGAAGGGATCCAGCGACAGGTTCACGAATGCCATCGATGTCTACAGGGGGTGCAGCAACAAAGGCAAGAATAAAACAAATGGTGGCGGCTAGCAAACAAGGGATCATCAGAACCCCAAACCAGCCAACATAAAGACGGTTGTTAGTACTGGTTACCCAGTCACAGAATGAATCCCAAGCATTGACCTTGGGGGAAGAATTAGTAATTGCAACCATTAGTATGAATCAAAGTGTGTCAAATAACTATACATTATTACCCATTTTCTTTTGATAGCCCTATCACTACTCGCAAGAAACAGGGCTATATGTTATCACACCTTGAGGTTAGATCGCTCAAGCTTCTGCATAACATCCATGCGATAAGCCTCATCATTCTCATAACGAGGGTCTTGCATATCACGTACAACCTCAGCCATGCTCCGATAAGGAGTACCCTTGGTTGTAGATTTACCTGTTACCAGATCAGCGTCGCGTCCCATAGCATCTTCAAATTGTGAAACCAAAGCTTTTACAGCAAACCTGACGGCAGCTTTGTTACCAGTGTTGATGACTTCATCAAAGGCTTCAATGTCAGTTTGGCTAAGATTTTCACTAGCCCATTGAACCACTTGTTCATAACCTCTGTCTCCACCAGCAAGGTTTTTAATCTCACTGATTTCAGAGTCATTAAGAATAGGAGCTTCAACCTGATTGACTTGACCTGCTTGAGCACGAAGCCCGCCTAGGTAAGCGTCAATAACTGTATCACTAAAACCAGCTTCGTTAAGTTGATCGTACATCTCATTGGTAAGAGTACCACCGTTCTCAACAAAGTGATCATTCATCACCCAAGGGTCAATACCTGACTCTTGGAATACGTCAGCAAGTTTGTCACCATAAGCGTCTTTAACAGCTTCAAAGTTTACGTAGCCTTCTTCATCATAACGTTCATAATCGTATGATTCATCAGACGTTTCTTCGTATTCTTCAGCAGGCTCTTCTTCAGATTCTGCTTCGGCGTCACCTCTACTGAATCGTTGCTGAAGTTCCATGTAAGCTCTTTCAAGCTCTTCAGCATTTTTGTATTTACCAGCAAGAAGATCCTGCTGGTCTTGCATCATCTGTTCACCAAGTTCAAGAGACTCAGCATCTTCAGCCTCACGGGCTGCAAGAGCTTCGGGATCGTCAGATGGATCGTAAGAAATGTTAATAGCCATAAACGGTGCTAGTTAAATTAACCTGGAGGAATTGGAAGGTCAGGTCCTTGTTGTTGTTGTTGTTGCGGAGCGCCACCGCCAGCAAGGTTTTGAATACCTTGTTGTACAGCAGGGTTCTGCATGGCAGCCTGTACAGCGTCAACAGCTTGGGGGTTCTTGGAGGGATCCATGAGCGGAGTACCCAACAGTTGACCAGTCTGATTAACCATAGACATCTGCATCTGCTTCTGCATCTTCTCTTGCTTCTCAGCTTGAATCTGTTCCATACCTTTGACAAGGTTAAGAATGTCAATACCTTGAGCAGCAGCAAGACGTTTGATAGCTTCGTCAGGATTGACGAATTGTTGCAGAGCTTCTGGTCCCATCGTTTGAGCAATGGTTGTGACGAACTGAATCAGCGATTCACGATCTTGACCGCGACCAAGAGCATTGATGCCAGCAACAATCGTAGGATTCACAAGACCCTTAGGCAAGGGAGGAATCTGACGAGATCTGGTTAGCTCATGCATCTTACGGTTAAGATACGGAAGCAAGAACTCAGTAGTAAGCAAGGAGAACAAACCACCAAGCTGCTGTTCCAGCTCCATCTGAGTCATCCTAACTTCTTCTGCAGTAGTCCGTTCAGACTGACGCACATTAAGAATCAGGAAAGCTTCAGAGATACGCTTTTCAAGAACGTTAGCAAGGTCAAATGCAGTACGAAAGTCTGCAGTCTTACCAACCTGAACAACCCCAATATCATCAGGGCGTCCTTGGATGATAGCTCCATTGCTCGCATTGGCAAGGGAAGCAGGCTTGGTAGTAGAGCTTGGAGATACAGTGAAGATCACCTTAGCAGCTGCAGCAGAGCCCTCTACAAGCGCCTGCATGAGGGCTTCAAGAGAGCGTAGGTCACCTAGGAACTCTTCAACCCTAGAACGTCCGTAGTCTTCTCCGTCAACAGTGACGAAGCGAAGAGGAAGCCAGGGGCTCTTGTCCTTAGGAGCTTTACCATAGCTGTTGGGCAGCTGTTTGTCATCAGCTTCTTGATACCAAGTCCAGCCTTTTTTAGTCAACTTGATGCAGGTGTAAACATCTACATCTTTGTCATAAGAACCACCAGTGCTGTTATCTACAACACTTTGTTGCTTAGACTGTTCAAAGTCAGGACCAAGGATTTTTCTATTTACCCTTTCACGGGTAACAATCTCAGTAACATTACCGTTACCATCTCTTTCCACTACATAACGATTAAGTGGATACATCTTCATCCCTTCCTTACCCATGTAAAGGAGAGCGTTGCCTGTGACAACAAGATGTTTAATCGCTGAAAAGATTTGAACACGATCAGTAGAAGCAGCAATGCTTTCCATGATCATTCGCTCAATCTTAGCAAAGCTTAGATCCAACTCACTCTTTGCTTCAGGAGGAATCTGAACACCCAACTTAGAATCATCTAGCTGGAGTTTAAAGAATGAAGTAGAAGGAGGCAGCAACCCTAGCATCAATTTAGATGCCAGAGTCACTACCCCCTTTGCTCCTACTGATTGCCAAGGAGTTTTAAACCGAGTGTAATCGGTTGTTGTCTCCTCATGCATAAGCAGAGTAGGAATAGTTAGCTTTGCACATTCCAGTGCAATGTCAAGAAATGCGGTACGGCCACTGGTTAATTCATGATAACGTTGCCGTGCGCTTTTCATTATTGTTTCTGAATATTAAGAGACATACCACGTGGGGATGCAGTACCACTGTAATTAAGTCCAGTCCCAGCTGCGTTGGTAGAATCAGCAGGAGCTTTCTTCTTCAAACGACCAGTACCAGTCCGAGACATTTCACTATCAGCAGCAGACACAGCAGGTTTAACAGCCGCTGTGTCAGGCGTTGGGGTAATGTCAGGAGCAACTACACTAGGCTTAGGTTGTGGGGCAGAGATAGGCTCTCCTACAGGAGCAGGAGGAGAAGGGATTTCTGGAACGGTGATTTCTGGAACGGCAGTGGATCCACCAAAACACATAATTAATCCTCGGATAATTTTTTCTTTAAAAACCTAACCACATCAACTTGACCAGCTCGAAAAGCTATTTCTTTTTCAGATAAAGAATAGTCAGGGTATGTATCAGGGAATAATTCGTCTAGTTCATCAAGTAAGTGCTGAAACTCAGCCGTACTCAGGAAGATTGACATTAGAGTGCTCAAAGAATGCGGGCATACGAGCACGGCGGGTAGCAATCAGACCCTCTGCCTTCCCACTGTAAAGAAGGCTGTCTGATTGTTTAAGCCAAAACTCGCGGTCAAGGTAAGGGTTCTCGTTAGAACCGAGGGGCTGCATAATCCAGGCTACAGTTGCCTTACGAAGTTTGTCAAGGTTTTGCGTGACCGTAAGACCAAGCTCTTTGCAGACGAGAGAGTTGCTCGCCACGTGGACCTGTTCGTCGCGGCTGATGTCTGCTGATACAGTGCGACATCCTGCATCCCCATTCCATCTAAAGAAGGGTAGCAGCACGAAGAACACGGATCGCTCAAGCACCATTGCTTTGAGCACTGGGTGTTCTGGCGCTTCAATCCAGGCTTGCTGAATTTTTGAAGCTTCTGGAATGTCTTCCAGCTGATGAGCGCGAGCGATGTAATCAAGAGCGAGGTCGTGCTTTTCTTCATCCTTAATGTTGCTTTCGAGGAGTTCTTTAGCAGCAGCAGGATAGTCCTTTTTAAGAGCGCTTTGGATGAAGTCACCTACGGGGATCTCAAGGTTACGAACCGAGAGAGCCCGCAGCATGGCTTCTTCAGAGCCAGGAGCAAAGGTGCCTGCTTCAACTTGGACAGGGGTCCAGGAGCGTTTACGAGAGAGAAGTTTCTGATAAGGGTTCATTCTGCACAATCACATTGAGGTTCTTTAGAGAACGACTCATAATCATTCCAAAACTCCTCGTCAAACTCTTCCAGCGCAGCCATCGCATCACTTTTATCTTGAGTGTCTGGCATAACTTGAAGAGAATAGTAGAGTGAAGTTTGTGGGCTGGTGAGCCATTCTTCGATGAAGGATTGGTTGTAGTCCACAACGTCGCTCCAGCTATTCATGGAATATCCATGCAACAAGCCTGTCGAATCCAACAGGCGCATAATATTATCGGCAACTTTACGATAAGTTTCCCAGCCAACAGTGCTGGCAATCTCTACGTTACCATAATCAAAGTGTTCAACACCAAAGGTGCCACTGTCGCGGTCAACCTCCGTAGAAATAGGAGGAGCAATCTCAGGACAGGTGGTGTATCCATCAGGATCTTTGTAGCGGTAGCTGCAAGAAGCGGTAGGAGCAATAGCAAATGCTCGAACCATTTTACTAGCCTTAGCTACTTGAGCTGCCGTCTCTACACCCTTGCGGATCTCATGGGCAAGCAGCGTAGCAGGAGTATGTTCGTGAGCTTCCTTGTTGTTCATTACTTCAAGGGCGTCACCAAACTCTGCATAAGTTACTCCATTCCGGCGAAGTAGGTTTGCGAGTCCAAGCATTCCGAGACCGACTTGGCGATCTGTTTCAGGAGCGAGGTATTCTCCAGTTTCTCCAACGCCAGTTCGGGCATGGAGTGCACACAGCTCGGACATTCCTTGGGTAAATGCACGTTGAATGTCATCAAATTCGCATCCACCGAGATTGACATGCTGAAGGAGACAAGTTCCTCGTGAGGGCAGATACACTTCCAGACATACATTCCCATAGATGCGGTTGCCATTGTTATCAACTTTAGTTTTGTTTAACCAAATGTCGCCTTTTTTAATTCCTTTGAGAAGAGCTTCACGGACTTCATCAGTCGACTCCTCCCACCAGTAGTCATTAATATCCACGCAACGCTTGACCCAAGGCAGATCATTACGGTTAGCGGAAATAAAATCCAGGATATCAGGATGATTAAGGTCCAGGTGAATAACCACCGCACCATTTTTATAGACTCCTCCACGACGAAGGGTTTCATTTAAGACAGAATAGATTTTTGCAAACGAGACTGGGCCAGAAGCAACCAAGCCCTTGCCATTCT